GTTCAGTCTGACTACCCTACCGTCCGGCAGCCGCGTCGCAGAACTCCTGCAAGCTTCCAAGACCTCTGAAACGTGGTCTGGGAAGAGCAGGTGAACTAGGACCATACTAACACGATCACTAGCTTCTTTCAAGTCTAGTGTCGCGTAACGACCGGAGTCGCTACCTCTCAAGGCAGCGCTCTGATTCGGTCTCTGGTCCGTGAAATGAACGTGATCGCTCGTTAGGCGGTGACGTTCAATGTGTCTCACTAACGCGTCCATCACACCTTGCTGAATCCATTGATAATCAACGGGTTCGCACGAGATGAGACGGGGTCCGCGTGAATCCTTCGGCACAAGGATAACCTTGGCAGGATGATCTACGCCCTTGACGCTCTGAAGAGCTTCAAGGTTATCGCACACTGCACCCAGAGAAGAAACAAAGTATTCTTCTAGGGGATACATCGAGCGGAGTCTGTCAGAGACGTTCGTCCAGTCGTACTTGGTCCAAAGCTTTTGCTTAGTAGCAACAGCTCCCGGACCATGCCGAGGAACGATATCTCTCAGATCAAGTCCCGAAAATACCCTTGATAGGTATATACGGGCCTTACGGACACGATCCAAGCGACTTGTGTCTTTCTTTGAAAAAAGACGATCGCATGGATTGGTTGTTTGTAGCTGTTCGGTGATTAGTCGAAACTTGTCTACAAGTGGGACAAGGTCGCTCTCCGCGTTGATAAACGCGTTGACGACCTTTTGTTCTTGAACTGCGTTGTAAGGGAGTTCGTACTTATAAAATAAGTACGTAATGTCCCTAAGCATTTTGATGCTTTTCACGCACGGATTCGGAAGTATCCGACCACTGGGTGACAGTACTCGCTGAAAGAACTCACCGCAAAAGAGCGGAAGTTCACTATTAGTCAAAGCTGCAAAGCCAAGACTTTTAGCGTTCAGTGGGACACTGTCCTGCAAGGCCTTATCAAAGGCCTTACCCAAGCGGGGTAAGGTTTTCGTGAGAAAACCTAAACCTTCCAACCGCACTCGCTTTTCGACTACTCTAGTCGTATTGCGAAGTGCGCGTAATGTAAACACATCACCGTGCGACTTTTGGAAGTCGCGCAGAAGTCCGATGATGATTTTAACTTCATCTAGCCTATTATCAGGGTCCATAAGGATACCTATGCTAGGCATGCGGAGCACTGCACGATCATTCACGAGTCCAGTAGCCATATTAGTACCAATGAAGATACCAACACGATTCGAGCCTTCAGTACCTAACGGCGTTCGCCGTAAGGCATCGACGACGCTTCTTCAAGCGCCATCGGTGAGGCCGAACTATCCTGTAAACAACAAGGCATTCGACGACGGCATGCTGCTAAACGGAGACTCAATACCCAATGTATACACTCAGCCAATAAAGGCTGTTGTGTTACATGGGGGGAGAATCGTTGCATCACGCAATCGCAAGATACGCCTGCAGTGTGGCGAACTTCAAGCTTGGGATTATAACAATCCCTAGTTTGCATTCCGCCGGGCGCGCTTACCATTGCGCACCCACAAGACAACTGAGGGCGTCACTAAGTCAATAAAGAGCTTGGTGACGACCCCAAATATGGACAAAACGCAGATTAGTTTTCCTGCGTTATATGAACAGCTCAGTATGTCTTTAGACATACACCGGCTAAACTGCGCCGGAGAGTAGAGCTGCGGATCCCGTCCCAGTTCCGTCAAACAACACTGTAGTTCCTGCGCCAGTAGTGGCGCAGAACGACAGCAAGTTCGCGAGAACATGTGCCGCCTCCGCGTTGGTCTCGGACGCCCCTGTGGGGTGGTCCAGAACAATATACGCGGAGGTAGTAATGGGCGTTACGTCGTCAACCCCGGATATGGTCGTTTTATCGACCCTAATCACGGAGCGGCGACGAAGCTTCATACTTTTACCACTCTCTTGGTGAGAGATGGTAATACGGTAAGGCAACGACGGTGTTTCGCCACTTTTGGCGTACACGTGTTGACGGTCCGAAAAACTCAAGGATTGGAATTCAACTTCCGCTCCAGTAGAGTCCTTCACTTCATTAGTGACCAGCGTAGTGCTGAGCATACGTTTAATTACGGATTTATCTACGTTTATGGCGTTTCGTTCGCTGAATTGCGAGCGCGACGCCAAGGCTGAACTCTTTCGAGGTCAGCCCGCTCGTCATAATGCGAGCAGCAGTAGGTAAGAAAGGCGTGCGTATATACGCCGTCTCCCTGACGAAACTGCAAGGGATACCTATATTCGTCCCGACATCCGCGGACCGCGAGGTCTCACGGGTGACTTTGGTCGAATGTAAGCATCTTGTTATGTTTACGCGGGGCTCCATGTTCGCTAGTTTGAAGTTGTCAAGAAATGAACTTACGTTCACGACCCAATCAACGACAAAGCTAAACGGAATGGCGTTCCAAACAATCTTCGGGTTAAGATTAACCCCTAGACTATCGAGTAGCCCAAGTAGCGCAGCATGTTGCTGCACCATCTCGGGGTAGTAGTATTGATACTCTACCTCAACGTGGAACACTGCTTGAGCCTTAGTTCTAACACGGGTACGATAACCCATGTAGAAAGGGTAACCATCAGCGTACGTTTTAAACAGTACGCCTGATAGCACTTGTTGCTCTGGCTCAAGGACGAAGGAGATTTTATAATGTCTCCTTCTCAGTTTGTATTGGTTGCTGAGTTCACGCTTAATGCGCTTATTCAACTCACGTAACGACTTTATTATCGCCATCACGTCCGAATACAACGGCTTCCAACCGAACTGGACTTCCAGATAGAGGTTGGCAGCATCGCGGTGTGCAGAACGCCCGCCTTTTATAAGGCGGGCCAGCGCGGCGAAGGTCGCGCTGGACGTTTTGCCTATGTATGACAGTGCTTTTACAATAGCACCGGCCGTGGCTTTTACACGACGAGCAAGACTCTTGATATCTCGAAACTCTAAGAGAGAGTTCACGAGAGACAAGTCGTCCTTTATACCTGGCATCAGGAAGCCTAAGGCTACCTGTACCATGGCGTCAACTTGCGGCAGAGGCAGAATATACTTCTGGCCGGCAGAATCAACACCAATCAGCGGAGGAACCACAGTAGGTGGGCCATCCACTGCACCGAACCCATCGCCAAACCTTTCGGAATGGCCGATTATACCATCATGGTAATACGGGCTCCCGTACTCATGCCAAACGTTCCAGTCGTATGTGACGTGGTGTGTTTTCACACCACCGAACGTGGATTCGAGTTTGTAATGCTCGATTTCATTCCAACGACTCCGACCTACGCCATCTTCGATAATCCATTCATGGAGCTTATTACAGCCCCAAAAAGGGAAATTGAAGTGGAGCGGGCCGAACCAAGAGGCAGGATGAGACGTAAAAACAACGTCCAATTCCCAGCCTGAGGGGAACGCAGGTATCGTACGAGTCCGCAGGGTTTTCATAACAATTGGATTTTTATATCCATGGCGCCCACGTGATGTGAGCATTATCTACTGCACCAACAGGG